ACCAAAACGGCTTTGCTTGTAGGTTAGCACTTGCTTGACGATCTCACCCGCTACATCATATTTATTTGGATCAACTGTTAAATAACCTGCAGGGATAAATAAAGCCATACCTTTACCATCACCAACGGGCCCAGTACCTATTAACACTTGACGAACAACTCTATCATTAAAATCTGATGCTAAAGTTGTATTTACTGATGATAAGGTCAAGGTGCATTCAACATCAACATTTGAAACTTCCATATCAGACATTCCAAGGATTGAGTTTGAATGACCTTTAGGTGTTAAAGTGTTGGAGATATTAAATGTAAAGCCTTCAGCATCTAGCGCTAAGCGTGGTAACTCTTCGCCTGTTGTACCAACTACATTTGTTCTTGAATAAGTTACTGGATCATCTGATACAACAGCATAAGCATTTCTAAAATGTTGAGTTGCACCACTTAAAACAACAGGTTCAATTGGGCCTGTTGCATTGCCATGATCATCTTGAATTAAAGCGGCTTGAAAGGTAAATTCACCCATCACACGACCACCATTAACAGAGATATTTAAGCTTGCTAGCTTGCACCCATAGGCATAAGTACGGAAGCCAACACCATCAACTCTAAAGCATAGAGAAGAGACAACTTGACCGCTTGAAGTACCATAAGGAACATACCAAGTTTGCATAGGATAAATAGCTGTTGGATTTGCACTAAATGCAGGGCTAACGCCAATCTTGCCAGCACCGCCGCGATTGTTGGCTGTTACTGATGAATATTCACATCTTCCATTGATAAGAGAAGAAACAACACCGCCAATCTTGTAATTTGTATTGGTAGTTGTTGGAGTAAAGACATTCTCATCATCAGCTGTAACGGTATCGCTAGAAGTGAAGCCTGCTAGATTTGTAAGAAAGCCACCATTTAAAAGCTTTCCCAAGCCTGTTGATGCATAGGTATTTGCACCACTTCCAACGGTTGTGAAATCGATTGTGACTTGTACTTGACCCGTTCGTCTTTGTACTCGATTTGATCCACTCCAAACAGTATCAGGTTCAGGTGGTAGACCATGGGGGCCGTCTCTTGTTTCAAGTCTTTCATTGGCTACAACATCACCATAAATCACAACGGGATCTCTTTCGCATGGCAATGAAATGAATGATAAACCGCTGAAATCGGGCAAGCCTGTTGATGATGATAAACTGCCAAATGTTGATTCGGTTGCTACTGATAGCGATCTATGAGTGACTGTCATGTCAATCCTCCAAATAAAGAAGAGTAAAAGGTAAAATTAAAAGGTAGCCAACTTGAGAAGGATCATTTTGAATTTCTTGAGTAGTAGCTTGACCAGGTATTAAAGAAACAATCCCAGTTACTGAAAAATCATAATCAGGTTGTTTCAATGTGTCGATCAATTTGCTTGAGTCTTCAGCGATCATCCGTTCAAGCAAGCCACGATCTCCACCAATATCATAACGGACGCGAACAGATAAATCAATTCTCTTGCGTCCACTGATGCCCGCTTGCCCATCATCTTGAGCAAGTGCATTGAAAGCGATATCAAACAAGCGATTTTGATTAGATCTGCTTTCAAGTGATAGTGTGTTTCCTTGAGCGTCTTTGATACAGACAAAATGATGATAGCTATCAGTCTTTGGATTGATAGACTCAATACGATCTATAAGATGATCTAGTGCTTCATATATGCCCATGCTATTCTCCTAATAAATTCGCTTTAACGATTTGCACCAACTGATCAACCTCTTTATCAGCCAATCCAATAAAGCCTCGATCTTGATTGACTGCATAGCCATAGTCTTGCACAGGTGGCAATAATCCAATAGTGAATTTTGTATTTGTTGCCTCAAGTACTACAAAGTTTTGCAACATCATCCCTGAAAGAGTCAAATCAACGGATGCGGTTTGACCCTCAATAGCATTTGATCGCTTGCGAGATTTATCTTTATATTCAGCATAACCCCCAGCAAAAAACATTGAATTAGGTTTCTTAACCCCGCCTTTAGGCTTTAGTCTTTTGTAGGTTGTTGATTTATATCCGATGTAAATTGGCCTTGTAGAATATGCCCTAAACTTGCTTAAATTATAATCTAATCCCTTGTAAATTCTGATCTTGATGATTGCTAATATATCTTGAGCAATAGCGACCATTTGGGGCTTGTTTAGATTTAAGGTTGGTAGGTTTAGGCTAATCGTTGCTTTCATTTACCATCTCATATTTCTTGATGGGATAAATTGAGCTTCATACTCTCCAACTGCACGGCCTGCAAAGTTTCCACGAATATCAGAGCTTGCACTAACTCGCTGATTGTTTTCAGTTGTTTGAATAATCCCATCAGTGTTTAAATCAAGGCTGATTGTTTTCATAGAAAGATCAGCTAATTCAATTCCTCTTGCTCGCATCTTTTCGCTTAAATCGATATTGCCATTAAGCTCATGCACACGAGCAATCGCAAGATAGGAATGAGCTTGCAGTAAATCATGTGAATTGTGTATATCATCTTCATCAACATCTCTAGGTACGATTAAATCTCTAACATATAAAGCCAGTTCATCAAGTGCTGATGATATTTGCTCTTCAAATCCGTTTGCCCGTCTAGGTGCTAGATCTGCAATATGTGGAAAAATTGAGCATAGCTTATTATGATCTAAGCCAGTATCAAAAGGACGAGGCACAACCTTTAAACTTCCCTTTTCAACTCTATTGATTGTTTGAGTACCTTCGCTTTGCACATACTCAACAGCATAAGCAACGGTCTGCTTAGATGCTGTGACATTGGATGATGAGCAAGTATAAAGCCAACTAGCAAATTGAATTGTTGAGTTGACTGTAAAGGCGATATCTCTAGGCAATGGATCAGCCAAGATCAACTGAGTACCTGTTATTCGAACGATCTTAATCGCAAAGAAAGTATCTGCATCAGTCAATAAAAAAGCATCAGATTGAAAAGGCTTTAAGGCGGTGGCTGATGCTGATAAAGTGATTGCTCTTCTATCTCTATCAAGATCAGTTGCTATTAAATCAGATCTTCCTTGCGACATGTTGCTTGTGATAATGCTACCATCAAGGAAAAAGGAAATGGAAGGAGTTCCACTGATTGGGGCAGGGGCTTGCCAAATAAAATTATAGTTTTTACCTTGTTGTGCTTTTCTCATATCATGATGTCCTTTATCTCGCTATCTGAAACCACCGTCAAATCATTGACTTTTAGAAATCCCTTGCTCACTGGAGCCCAAGAGTGACGGCAATTATAACCACCGCCCGCCGTTAAAGGTGGACCACTTGAAGGCTGTCCATTGTCTAGCTTGATGATTTGCTTTTTAGATAGCACTTTTCCAACAAGTTTGCGACAAAATGGTCTAGTAATCCCATCTTTAGGCCCAACATAAATGAAGTTCTCTAAGCCAGCTTCATCAGCATTTAGAGCATTGATAGATCTACCAAATTCAGCGATCTTTGTTCTTGCTTGAGTAGTACCAACACCAACCGACTTTTCAAAAGCAATTCTCATTTGATCAAGCACTGGCTTAGAACTTCCAACAATAACGGCGGTTGTTGCCATATTGCGAATTGCACTACTAAGAGAAGGCAAGATTTGAGCATCAAAGACTTGTGATGAAGTCTGTTGAGCAATAGCTTGAATGATATTGGGAGGTGCTGATCTAAACTCGGGATCAATGGCAATCGTTGCCTTATTGATCAACTCCACTATATCCACTTGAGACCGCTCAAAATATGTCAAAGCGTCTCCCATGCCACTTGAGATTAAAAAAGATTTAAGTTCATCAGGTGACATCGCAACAAGCATTTGCCCTTGACCCTGTTGCACCATTTCAGCAATTGCACGATATAATCGATTTGTTGCTTTTTTCATCTCTTCCTCAAAAGTCTTTGCTGAATTGACCTCTTTAACGAGGACATCTAAGCGCATTTTAAGCAAGAGTTTTAATTGTGGATTGCGTTCGTTAATCCATTGTTTTCTAATATCCTCTATTGCCTGTTGATCTGCATCGCTAGCTTCTGCTAGGTGCACCATATTATTGAAAGAATTAAGGCAATAAGGGCAATGATCCATAATAACATTAAGCTAAACAATCAGTTAAGAGGAAGCCATAATTTTGAGCAATGATCTTATCTTGATGTGTATGTTCCATCCAAACAGTTCTCTTTGTCATAGCAAGATCATCATAAGCACCTGATGAATAACCTTCATAGACAAAATTCAAGGCTGCAACGGGCATAACCTTAACACCATTCTTGTTTGCAATAGCATCAGAACCCTTCATGATACCCATGAAAACACTGTCATCTGTCCAAACTTGAGCTTCAGAAGATGTTAAGCCAGCGTTTGCGGTTTCTTTACGAGCTTGACCAACATGAACATTTGGGATACCTAAGACTTCTTTAAGAACAGAGATAACCATGTCATCTTTCATCAAGCGATTGCCTGCTGCTGTACCTGATGGAGTGCTACCAGCTGTAAAAAAGCCTCTAACTTCAGCATTGCGAGATAATGCACGAAGAGCACCATAACCAAGAACCAATGTATCAGGCAAAATACCATGAGAATTTGCACGAATAACATCAATCAAAGCATGAAGATCAGTTAAAGGTTCAGCGCCGGCTTGATTCCATTGTGTACCATTAGAACCACTTGCTAAAGCTGAAAGAGCAGATGTATAACTCCCCCAATTGCTAGCACCAAACAAGAGATTAGCTAAACGGGTTTCACGATTTAAGAGCATTGATCTTTGTACTTTTCTGAAAGATCGTTGTTCTTCATTGCCTGGATATTGTGAATACTTGATATCTTCAAGTGCAATCTCATCAGAAAGGGAATAGATCTTTGCTGAGAAGGTAGTGCTTGAACGGTCAAAGTTGCCAATTCTTTGGCGGTCTGCACCGGGTGCTCTTTGTGCATCAACATCAGGAGAACCCATG